AAGGAGGAATGGTTTTGGAAGACCAGATGAAGATTTTCGCAGAGGGCGGCATTGCTGATGATGGCATGAACCGTGACCCTATCAGTGGCAACGAAGTTCCTCCAGGTTCTCTTGCTAAAGAAGTGCGAGACGATGTAGACGCTAAGCTGTCTGAAGGAGAGTATGTGGTCCCTGCTGATGTGGTACGGTACTTCGGGGTAAACTACTTCGAGAAGCTTCGTCAGAAAGCTAAGACCGGTCTTGAAGAGATGGATAAAGATGGTCGCATTGGTGGTGACCCTGTCCCTATGGATGACGACTTTCCCTTCTCAGACGAGGAGCTGATGTTTGAAGATGATACCCCAGTTGAGATGGCTGAGGGTGGTTATATTGCAGCTGGTGATATTGCACAGATGTTCCGTCCTGGCTTCTTGTCCCCTCAAGCGCAAACTGGTGCAGGTTCAACGGTAACTAAGACTTTTGTTAATGCTGCTGGAGAAATCCGTAGTATTATGTTTGTCAATGGTCAACCCCTTCAGACTATCCCAGATGGTTTTGTCGAAGACACTCCAGAGAACCGTGCTAACTTTGAAGCTCAAGCTACTGCCTCAGCTCCTTCAACTACTACTGCGGACTCTGGGGGTCGTGATAGGGACAGATCAACAAGTGTTCAGGCCCCTAGGGTAACAGCTGATGGTGACCGTGGTAGTTCTGGCTTTGGTTCTGGTCTTAATGAAGAAGACACAGCTGCTCTGAATGATAACCCACTTAAGTTTGGTATGGATGCACTGTCAAAGGGGCCTTACTTTGATGCTAAGCGTCTAGCTGGAATTGGTACAAGCATAGGTGCGCTTGGAGGACCTGGTCTTAGTGTGTTGCTAGGTGGCGCTGGAGCTGCTGTGGGCGGACGAAATGAACTTCAAGACATTGCTAAAGCCCGAGCTGCGCTAGAGATTGCTAAGTCCCGTGGTTTACAAGATTCTCCAGAATACGCAGCTCTTAAAAGAGACCTGGATAAAGAGCTGGAAGGTTTGAGTATTGTTGTAAAGGGTCTGGATGAATACACTAAGTTTGGCTCTTCAGCAAGTATGCTAGAGGCTTTGAACACACCAGTTGCTGCACCAGGGACTTCAACCCCGACTACTACTACTACAAGTAACGGTGGAGTACAGTACGACACTTCAACATCTAGAAATGATGATGGAACTGTAACTACTACTGACACCATTAAACCTGGAACATATGCTGCACCTACCTCTTCTTACCGACCTGTTGCAAGACCAGATAGAGATAATGACTCCTCAAGCTCTTCGAGTAATACCTCTTCAAGTGGTGGAATATTTACTGGGGGTGGTGCGGATGGTAAAGGTAATTTTGGTACGGTAGGTGATGCCTTTGGTAAGGTGGGTAATGCCCTTGGTATTACTGACTATAATAAAGGCGGTCTTGTACAGCGCCCAAATAAAAGTAAAAAACGTGTTGCAAAGAAGTAACAACTATTCTATGATAGTCAAACAATAAGGCCACTCAGTTTAGGCTGACCCCAACATAAGGATACAAAATGGCTGATACTAAAACTTTCGTTGACCGTGGGTATAATCACGCTCGTAAACAAGCAAAGATGGACCAAGAGGAAGAAGAACTCAAGGCCCTTGAAGCTGAGATGCGAGGGGGAACTCCTGAAGAGGAAGAAGAACCTGAGGAACCTCAAGAGGCACAGGTACTCGAGGCTCAAGGTGAAGAAGACAACGAGCCTGAACCGGACTCCCCAGAAGAGCGTTCCTTTAAGAAGCGTTATGGTGACCTACGTCGCCATATGCAACAAAAAGAAAAAGAGTGGAACGACCGTCTATCTGACTTAGAGAGTGGTAAACAAATTGCCCCTCCAAAGACTGATGAGGACCTACAGGCTTGGTCACGTAAGTACCCTGATGTAGCAGCTATCGTGGAGACTATTGCCAGTAAAAAAGCTGCTGAGATGTTTTCTAAGGCTGATGATCGGTTTAAAGAACTCGACAAAGCAAAAGAAGAAGCTGAGAAAGTAAAGGCTGAGACAATTATCCGTAAGTCTCACTCTGACTTTGACACGCTCCGAGATTCTGCAGAGTTCCATGATTGGGCAGAAGCGCAGCCTAAGTGGGTTCAGGACGCCCTCTATGAGAATGCTGATGATCCAGCTTCAGTAGTTCGTGTCATTGATTTGTACAAAGTTGATAACGGTATGAACCCTTCAGCTAAGAAGGTCCAAGCCAAGGCTGCTGCTACAGCTACCCCACGGGGTTCCCGTTCTGCGGTTGACCCTAACGAAAGTTCCAAGACCTTTACCGAATCCCAAGTTAGTAAGATGTCGGATAAAGAGTTTGAAAAGAATTTGGATGCAATCTTAAATGCTCAGCGTTCGAATAAGTTTGTTTACGATGTTACAGGTGGAGCAAGATAAGCCTTGACATCTAACCTACTTTCTATATAACTAAGGACAATAACCCCGAGCCTGCCAACTGGTACTACCTCGGGGTTACTCTGACCCCCCAAAGCTTAAACACTATAAAGAACTACCTGAGCTAGTATAGGCCCAAGGTTTCAAAGGTTGGCCGACCTGAGAGACATATTGCACCCTAGAACGTACAGCCTCTTTGAAAACTGTTTAGCTCGTAATAAAGCCAAAACAAAATCATAGGAGGATTACTCATGGCTTTCCAATCCGCTGCAGGCTACACTAACCTGCCAAACGGTAACTTTTCTTCGGTTATTTATTCCAAGAAAGTTCAACTCGCATTCCGTAAATCGACCATTGCTGGTGACGTGACCAACTCCGACTACTTCGGGGAAATCTCGGCACAGGGTGATTCGGTTAAGATCATCAAAGAGCCAGAAATCACTGTAAGCGCATATGCTCGCGGTACTCAGGTTAACGCTCAGGACCTGGACGACGAAGACTTCTCGCTCGTTATCGACAAGGCAAACTACTTTGCTTTCAAAGTTGATGACATCGAAGAGAAGCATTCGCACGTCAACTTCATGGACCTCGCAACCAACCGTGCTGCCTACCGTCTGGCTGACCAGTACGACCAAGAAGTTCTGGGCTACCTGTCCGGCTACAAGCAGACTGCTATCCATGCAAATGCTGGCGAAGTTAACGACATTGTCAATGGCACCAAGGCTGTAGTCACTGCTGGTAGCGATGAGCTGCTGACTTCGATGAAACTGAACAAAGGTAAGTTCGGCAACATCACAACTGCTTCTGCTGGTGATCACTCGATTCCTGTTGCTGCTCGTCTGCCAGGTGCCACTGCTCTGCCCACAGAGTACGTCTCGCCTGTCATGCTGATCAACCGCATGGGTCGTTTGCTCGATCAACAGAACGTTGATAAGTCCGGTCGCTGGATCATTATCGACCCAGTGATGATGGAAGTTCTGCAGGACGAAGACTCGCGCTTCCTGAATGCTGACTTCGGTGATTCCGGTGGTCTGCGTAACGGTCTGGTCATATCCAACTGGAATGGCTTCCGCGTCTACGTGTCCAACAACCTGCCACAAGTTGGTGGTGGTTCGGCTACGACTGGTGTTGATAACCAGAACACTGACTATGGTGTTATCGTTGCTGGTCATGACTCGGCAGTTGCTACTGCGGAACAGATCAACAAGACTGAGACTTACCGTGACCCTGACAGCTTTGCTGACATCGTTCGTGGTATGCACCTCTACGGTCGTAAGATTCTTCGGCCGGAAGCACTTGTCACAAGCAAATACAACCTTGCCTGATGGTGGGTTACACTAGGGGGGTTTAACGGCCCTCCTTCTCTGCCATAAACCTAGGAAAGGAATATTAATATGGCTATCTCCCAATCGCTGCGCAATCGTGCAGTTGTTATCGAAAAGTACATCACCTTGGGTGCCACTGCTGGTACTAATGTTGGCGTTGCTGTTCCTGCTGGTACTCTGGTACTGGCTGCTGGTGTCGAAGTTCTGGACACTGTGCCTGACGTAGCTGTCTATACCGCTGATGTGACTGATGGCGCTACCGTCTTCGCAAATGATGTGGCTTTGGACAACACTGCGGCTGGCACTATCCGTATTGGCACTACTTCTGGTCTGGTTGCTGCTGCTGATACTGTTGACGTTGTGACTACAATTACAGGCGCTCCTGGTGCGATCCGTGCCCGTGTGTTTGTTGTTGCTATCGACGTTAATGAATCGGTACGTGAAGGTACTGAAGTCGCCCGCGACGTTCTGGCCTAATGACTAACTAGGGGGGCTGCTTCGGTGGTCCCTCTTAACTCTTATTTGAGGTAAATATGGCTAACTTTGTAACACTAATCAATCAGCTACTTGTCCGGTTGAATGAAGTTAACCTTGATACCCTTGGGGAAGGCTTTGACACTACTCGTGGTGTTCAGTCTCTCGCCAAAGACGCTATTAACAGCTCCATCCAGATGATACTGCAGAACGGTCAAGAGTGGCCCTTCCTTAAAGTAACCTCTACCCAGACTCTTTCTCCTGGTCAAGTTACTTACAGTTTTCCCGCAGACTACTCTGATGCAGACTTTGACACATTCTTTCTCAAAAAATCCGTGTCTCTCAACAACTCCGCTAAGTCTCTTCGTCAAATTACTTACGAAGATTATGTACAGAACTACAGAGTTGCTGATGATAATGGACCTGAAGAGGGACGTAGCATTCCGGAAAACATCTTTAAAACCTATGACTCAGGTTTTGGATTAACTCCTTCCCCAGATAAAGGGTATGAAGTTGAGTATTCTTACTGGACCTTACCAGTAGACTTAGCTGCATTCAACGACACATCTATAATCCCTGATAGATATAACTACGTAATCATAGACGGTGCCATGATGATTATGATGCGTTTCAGATCAAATGAGCAAAGTGCTGCAATCCACCAACAGAACTTTGAAACTGGTATTAAAACTATGAGACGTATCCTTCTGGATGAACCAGTGTATGTTCGTTCTACAGTGGTAAATCATAATGCCAGATAACATACAGTCCTTTCTTGCACCTTGTCAAGGCGGTCTTGTTAACAATCTTGATTATCTGACACAAGGTAGAGCACTTCCTGGGTCTGGTATCCGTATGATTAACTATGAACCTGCCCTTGAGGGTGGGTATCGTCGTATCTCAGGGTATCAAAATACTTATGGCCTAGTTCCAGGGGAAGTAGAGACTCCTGTGCTTGGGGTGGCTGTCTACGGGGAGATTAACGACGGTATCTTTGCTTGTCGTAAGCCTACCTCGGGCAATAATTATTTTCATTACTGGAATGACACAACAGAAGCTTGGGTAACACCTAGTACTGCTGGTAGTCCCACAATGGTTGGGGTTCAGAAAGTCAGGTTTGCTAAGCTAAACTGGAGCGTACCTCGGCTCGTTATGACCGATGGGGTTAACCCTGCAGCTGTGTGGGATGGGACTACTTATACCCAAGTCACCAGTGGCCTAGCTCCTGATGCACCTAAGTTCTGTGAAAACTTCTCCAATCACCTTTTTCTCGCTGGAGACCCCGCAGAGCCAGGAAACTTGTATTTCTCTGCACCTCTTAATGAGCTAGACTTTGCTCCTGCTTCTGGTGCTGGTGTTGTTAATGTGGGCTTTAAGATTCAAGCTATCAAGGCCTTTAGAGATCAGCTATTCATCTTTGGCACTAACAACATTAAAAGGTTAACTGGCACTAACATTGCAGACTTCGTTGTTGTTGATGTGACTAAAAATCTTGGTTGTGTTTCTTCAGACGCTGTGGTAGAATTTAATGGTGACTTGCTGTTCCTAAGTCCCGATGGTGTTCGTCCTATTAGTGCTACAGCTCGTATCGGTGACATTGAACTTGCAACGCTCTCCAAACCAGTGCATGCAATCTTTGAGGCATACTCTCGTAACGAAGACCTGAGCACAATTACTATGCTCGTGCTGAATAGGAAGTCTCAGTTTCGTCTGTTCTTTGCAGAGGCAGAGTCACTAGGCCTTATTGGTTCTCTTCGTCGGGCTGGGGAGGCTGGAACAGGGTTTGAATATTCCCAGCTTGTCGGTATTGAAGTTAACTGTGGAGACTCTGGGTATATTGGAGTTGAAGAGTACGTCATCCATGGGGACTCTTTGGGTAAGGTTCATAGGCAGGAAGTGGGTCAGAGTTTTGAGACAAATCCAATTTTTTCCCTATACCAGACGCCTTATGTCTACATGGACGATCCAATCCTAAGAAAAATCTACTATGACTTGAATACCTATATGCGGGCTGAGGGTCTGGTGGAGATTAAAGTTGGTGTGAACTTTGACTACGGAAACCCAGAAACTAACGTACCTACAGACTACACCCTTGTCACTGCTGGAGCAGCTGCATTCTGGGGCTTAGCTACATACGACACTACGGACATCTATGATGGTAACCCAAGTCCCGTGAGAAGAACCAACCTACAGGGTTCTGGCGACTCTATCTCAATCACTTATGTTACCCTAGAAGACCAACCGAGTCACACAATTCAGTCTTATGTGATTTCATATTCCCTTGCCGACCGGAGGTAAATAATAGATGGCTGGATATACCCGTCAATCTGCTGCAGAGATCGTCCCCACCGCTGTTGTTCGATCAGCTCCGGTAAACTCAGAGTATAATGCGCTTCGTGATGCCTTTGCCTTTGCCACTGGGCATAAGCATGATGGTTCCTCCACGGAGGGTGCCTACGTACCACTTATTGCCGATACCGATGCTAAGAATAAAATTGTTGTCGATGGGGTTAATAACCGTCACGGTGTATTTGTTGAGGTTGGTGCGGTTGCTGTTGAACAGTTGCGCATTCAGGATGGAGCTATTGTACCTGTAACCACTAATGACGTTGATCTTGGTACTGCCTCCCTTGAATTTAAGAACCTGTTTATTGATGGTACCGCTAAGATCGACACGTTGACTGTTGATGAGAATGCCACTGTCACAGGTAACTTTACAGTAAATAGTAATACTACTCTTGGTGATGCTATCACTGATACAGTTACCTATACTGCACGTGCTATTTCTAGTTTCCTACCCAATGCTGATGCTACTTACGACCTAGGCTCTGCCTCTCTTGAGTGGAACAACCTGTGGCTTGACGGTACCGCTAACGTAGATACTTTACAGGTCGATGAGAACGCTGCAGTGAGTGGCAGTCTGTCTGTCGCAGGTAACACCAGTACAACGGGTAATAACACTATTGGGGGTAACCTCAGTGTTAATGGTAATACTGCGCTTGGCAATGCTACTACGGATACTGTTACCTTTACCGCTGAAGTAGCCTCAACCGTTATCCCTGCTACGGATAGCACCTACACCCTTGGTAGTGCCTCTAAGTACTGGTCTCACGGCTATATTGATGCGATTACTACTACAGGCAATGTAACCGTTGGCACTGCGCTGTCTGTTGGTACTACGCTAGACATGACAAGTGGTCAGATCAATAACCTTGCTGCACCCACCCTTGCGTCTGATGCTGCTACTAAAGGTTACGTAGATACCGCTGATGCTCTTAAGCTTAATCTTACTGGTGGTACCATGTCCGGTGCTATCGCTATGGGCACTAATAAGATTACGGGTCTGGGTACGCCTACAGCTACGGCTGATGCAGCAACCAAGGGTTATGTTGACACTTCGATCTCAAGCTTAATAGACGCTGCCCCTGGTGCCCTTGATACCCTCAATGAGCTTGCTGCTGCTCTTGGTGATGACCCTAACTTCTCAACTACAGTAACAAACAGTATCGCTACCAAGCTGCCCCTTGCTGGTGGTACGATGACTGGTGACATTGTCCTAGGGGCTAACAAAGCTACCTCGACTGCTACACCTGCTACAGATGACACTCTTACTCGCAAGGGTTACGTAGATACTCAAGATGCACTCAAGCTAAATCTGTCTGGCGGCACTATGTCAGGTGATATTGCTATGGGTGGTAACACTGTCACTGGTCTGGCAACTCCCCTTAACACCTCTGATGCAGCCACTAAAGGTTACATTGATACTATCTTTGGGGATACAGCTAGTGCTGCTGCGAGTGCTGCTGCTGCTGAGTCTGCTTATGATAGCTTCGATGATAGGTACCTTGGTGCTAAAGCATCTCCGCCCGCAGTAGATAATGATGGTGATGCACTGCTTGTTGGTGCCTTGTACTTTGACTCCACCGCTAACCTAGTAAAAGTCTATGATGGTTCTTCGTGGGTTGACGCTGGCTCCGCTGTAAATGGCACTGCTGAACGTAGTGTCTACACTGCAACATCTGGTCAGACAACCTTTACAGCTACATATGATGTAGGCTTTGTCGATGTGTACCTGAACGGTGTTAAGCTTATTGCAGGTACAGACTTTACTGCTGCGACGGGTACTAGTATCGTCCTTGCTACAGGTGCTACTGTTGGAGACAGTGTAGACATTGTAGCTTATGGCGCTTTCAGCATTGCTGATGTGTACACTCAGGCGGTCTCTGATTCAAGGTTCTTGCGTACTGCTAATAACCTCTCTGACCTAACTAACGCAGCTACTGCACGAACTAACCTTGGCCTTGCTATTGGGGTTGATGTACAAGCGTATGGTACTACTGAAGTAGCAGACATCACTGACCTAACTGCTACTGCAGCAGAGCTTAAT